ATTATTTTTTTAACCTCATTTGAACACTTAGTTGTTGGATTTTATCCACTAAATTTTGTATGACTTCCCCTATTGCGAAGGTGTCATCTGTAATAATCTTCTTGTCTTTAATCTTTTCTGCATCCTTCTCGGAAGAATCAACGTACTTTTCTTCAAATCTCATACTTTTATTGAGTATACCTTCATATTTAAGGCTTTTTGTTTCGCCAACCAAGCGCCCCTTATCAATCCTTCAACAATATGGGAATACCTACCGCCTATTTTCCCATCCTCCTCGACGTTTATACTTCTTAAGGATGCTCTGATGTCGTCCGTGTTATAAAGTTGTAATTCCCTTCTTTCCCCCATTCCTAATAAATTGTAATACATCGCCTCTTTATAGAGTTTTTTTGTCTTTTTGTCACGACTTATGAAGATTTTTGCGTTATTTAGGCCGATAATCTTAAATTTTATGACATCATGCTCCAAAAGGTGGTCTAACACTCCGATACCTATTCCACCATCATCAATACCAATCTTCTCAAAGTCATACTTTAGATTGAGGTCTATTATTCGGTTTTCGGTGTCTGTGGTATGGGTCTTCTCTGTGGTCTCATGATAGAACTGGAATACCTTATCCCCACTCCTTTTAACACCCTCAAAGGTGGATTCGTCGTCTCCCATACCGGCAATATCCACCCCTAAGTATAAGTCTCCCCCAGAATTACGCCCCGAGGAGGTAATGGCCTCAGGATTATAAGGGAGAGTGCAAACTTGGTTTATCCATTCATCGGAAAACAACCGACTATAATTATCAACGAACTCTCCGAGATACATTTGTGCGTACTGCGCCCTTGAAAACTCCTTCTTTTTCTGTAAAAGGAAGTCTTGGTCTATTCTTGGGCAATCTTCACTGCTCTGGTGGAACGACGTAAATGTGGGGTCTGTAAATCTCTCATAATAATACCCCTCCATACGTTGTGGTGTACTCAACAACCATATATGTCCATGTGTGACTGCTAATGCTGGTGTAATAGAGTTCCATACTTCCTCATTAATGAATGCGGCCTCATCTGCAATTAAGAGGTCTATTGTGAAACCCATAATACCCCAACCTGTCTCACCTGCCGCATAACAATGGATTGTACTCCCGTTCTTAAGGTGTATTATGTGTTTTGTTGGTTTCTTCCGACCCTTCTCTATTGCGACCTTATTGATATTATGGATGTTGTTCAATATCTTGGCGAATATCAGAGATGCTTGCCTCTCGACGTATGCGATGACCATTATTAATTTGTTTGGGGTGTTTAAGGCGTATTCTGCTGCCTTTCGTGCTATAATGGTTGATTTACCTACCTGACGCCCACTCCTCAGGCACAAATTACCTTCTACCTTCATTACTTTATCTTGCCACTCATCAAGTTGCATTTTTCCCTCCATTTGTCTCGTGACTTCCTTAAATCCTCATTTGTACGGTAAAGACTATAAATTAAGGATGAAATCTTAGCCAAAGCCTTTGTTTTCAATACTTCCTCTAATTCCTTTAGAATCTCATTGAACTCATTCTCATTTAAGTACATGGACACTATAAGAAAGGGCAGTTTATAAAATTTTTGTTTGGGTTCCACCCCCCCCTTTCCCCCCCCTAAGCTGAACGTCGCTCTGCTAAGAAAGTTCCATAGGAAATGAAGGTAGGTATTCCCATTTCCTATGGAGAGTTAGGCACTACATTGCTGTGCACTAAGGTGGAATACCTATGGAATACCTTGTTACCCACTACAATCTCCATAGGAAACGTAGGTAGGTATTCCGGTTTCCACTCCAGCTTAGCTTATTGGCTTAGCGAACACATTAACGAGCAACTTATAAGTGCTGGGGGTAGAAATCGTACGATTTCTATGTTTCCTGTACTTATAAATCTGTTGTGAGGTGAGAGCCAAGCCAATAAGGAGATGTAAATACAGAAGTAGTAAGTAGTAGTATACGTACTTACATCATACATACATTTATATAGTTGTTTGTTCTTAAATTCCCATGAAAGTAAATAAAACCATCACATTAGAGACTGAAATGGCTGAAAGGCTTACTAAACAACATAATGGGAGTGGTTTAATCAACCAATTATTAGAAAAACACTTTGATAGTGAGATGTTAGAGGATGAAGAAGAGATAATAGAGCGTATTGGCAAACAAGAAGGTCAAATCAACGAACTCTCCGCCTCTGTGAAGGCATTGAAGATTAAGCTCAAAAGAGTAAAGGGCACTACTTCTAAGGTTAAAGGTATGGTGATTAGACATGGTTGACAATATAGAGGTTGAACATCCAGAAGGACAAATAAATGACTTAACAAAGGAACAAAAGCATGAAATCAAGAAATCATACCTAAGAGACGCATTTGGGCATGAAACGTTTGAAAAATTACTAAAGGAAGCCAAAGACTTCCTAACTGTAGAAGAAAAAGCGAGAAGGAAGAAATATGGATTAGAGGAGCTTAAAACGGAGGTGAAACATGACAACGTGGAATGATTTAAGTGGATGGTTGAAGTTCTTTATCATCCTTGGTGTTCTTGGATTTCTGTCTAATTAATGTCTTCTTCTTCGGCCCTCTCTTCTGTGGCTTCTTACGTTTAAAATTACTGGTTTCCATACTTCTCCACACATTCAGCGCATCTCTCGAAGTAAGGGTCTTCGTCCGTCTTAGGCCTCAGCTTCTTCATACACTTCCCGCAATATACTTGTTTTTCCATGATTATGACATGGAGCTATGAAGGTAAACCCTAAAGTCTAAACCTTGCCGGCATTACTGCTTGGGCACTCCATGATTATAAAATGTGGGCTACTCCACGACTTACGCAGAACCCACATCCTCGTCTTTCCGAGTGTCAGCAGTAACTCCATCGTCATGTGTTACCCGCGGAAGCGCCCGCCCGGATTCGAACCGGTATTCCAAAGATACTCCCATATCCATCTTCCGAGCGCATTACCTATAAAATTAAAGGTTAATAAATTTCAATGTTTTTCCATCTGTGGTTCCCCACGTTTCTTCGCTCTCATACCTCGCCCAGTATGGCAAGCCCGATAACGCAAGAACTTTCTGTCCCGCTTTGATAACTTTCTTAATTGCTTCATTCATCGAGTTCTTTGAGGAAATATCTGTAACTCTCAACAATATCCGAAGGGTTTGGTTGTGGACAATTCCTATACTCAACCTTTAACATACATTGAGCAATTATAGAATGGTCTCTTGATGTTGCCGGAACATAGGCACCTATTTTTATACCACTAGCACTCATACCTTGTCGTTCCTCTCCCTTAACCGCACTCGAAAAGTCTATCTTAGTGATGTTCGTGTAGGGTTTACTTGGGTCTCTCTTGTTTGGCTTATCCTCAATCAAAACATCCACAGTTCCTCCAATACCAACGTCACCTTTTAACACTTCGACCTCTTGTGACTGCCATCCGGTGTTTAAGGTTGCTTCTAGGTTTGTTTTTCCTGATGCCCCAAAGGAATCATACTTAACAACAACAACTCCGCCGTTCTTCTCATTGATTTCATTTATTCTTATTTTTTCCATCTTTCGCACCTCTTTTCAAAACTAATAATATTTCTTTCAATCTATCATCAATAGAATCAATCCCACCAAGCTGTGTTTCTTCAATCCTCAACTGCCTCTCCTTAATCTCCATCAGCCTCGACAAAGACTTCATAAAAACAAAGGTAACACCGAAAGCCAACACACTCAATCCTATGAGTATTTCTGTTATCATATCAACCCCTCCCCTGCTTTTTCTCTTATGAAATCAATATCAACTCTTCCATCCCATCCAGCTTTATCAATCAACTCCTTAATGAATTGCTTGACTTTAAAAGCATAGATTACATTCTCATGTAACTTAGTAGAACGAGCCTTAATTATATCGGCACTCAAACTCATTCTCCACCTCTCATAACAACATAGAATTTAACAACATCTTCCCACGTATCAAAGTGTCGCGTCTTCTTCTTCTGTGCCTTTTTCATAAGGTCGTCATCAACTCGGATTACTATTTGTTTAACCATTATACTATGCACCCCTCGTGACAACTATCACATACATCGAGGTCGTCGTGGTGGTATAAGTTCCACTCATCCATTATCTTGTCCCCGCAGTAATCACATTTTGTTTCCATGCTTATACAAGGAAGTCGTCCTTTATATACCTTTCGTTTGTGAATACTCCCTACAATATGCGACATAATCCGCACAACCTCTATACCTTCCAAAACATCTCCACTCCTCAACAACATCACGACAAACATAAATCAAAGGACATAAATCATTCATCTCCTTATCCATCCGCTTCTCTAAATCACTCCGCTTCACCGACGCTGTTTTCCTTCTGCTCATTCTAATAACTTAAGAAACTCATTTACTTCTGCGAGTTCTGCGTCTAATTGTTCCTTCCGTGCTAATAATTGAGTTTTACCAAACACTCGTCGAACTTCTTTCATCCCAACCTCAGCGACCGTTGTGTCATTGACTTTTATTTTGTCTGCCATTAAAATACCTCCTTCCATGTGTCCCCTATATTTACTTGAATGCCAGCGACCTCTTTCCATACGTCGCCGATGTTAATTTGTGCTGCGCTAATCTCCTTCCAGTCATCTCCGATATTGATTTGGGTGTTTGTGCCTTCTGATGGTTCTGCTTCCCAAACTGCATAAATAGACCAAATCAAATTACTATAAAAAGAATCTGATGTTCCCCATGGAGATGGAAGGGTTGTTACACGTAATCTAGCTAATCTAGCCCCCGCCGAAGTTGAAGCGTTAATAATACTACCAGTAGTAGTATCATCGAGTTGAACTGCTATCCAATAAATAGTTTCTGCTGTAATTGCTATATTTAAACCTGTGACTTTCTTCCATCCCGCAGTAGTTCCTTTTGCATTTGTTTGACTTAATGTTCCAACTACTGCTTCGGGTTCATCATCAGAACTATTATGATTATAAATTCCAACTTCAAAATTTGCTTCTTGTGTTGCGTTTTCACACCACCAACCAATTTCGGTTACTTTTATAGCTCCAACTGGTGCTGTGTCTTTAAATGCATGTGCTTCAGTATCAATACCATACCAGAAGCCCCCTGATGGGTCACTTGTAGGTGCAACTGTTACAAATCCGCAGTTAGTTCCTAATACTAATCCCATTATGCCGTGTACTGCACATACAGCGTCCCAACAGGGAAGCCCGACGCTGCCGGTGGGGTGGCGTCGGTGTTGTAGAGTATCATTGGAATGAAGGCTTGGTCTGCTG